AAAGCGTATTCATTTTTAGATTCATGGATGTAATCTTTACAAACTGAGTTTAAATCATAGCGACCTCGATTCTCATCGATCAAAGAAGTAGCAATCATGGTATCGATAATACGACCATTGATTTTAAAACCCATGGCGCGTAACCAACATACGTCGTACATGGCATTGTGAAAAATTTTATCTGAGTCTGTTAGTAAAAGATCTTTAACCCATTTAAGAACAACATCTTTGTCCATGTTGCCTCCACCTTCATGAGCGATTGGATAATAACCTTTCCATCCATCAACAGCGACAGCGATTCCTGTAACACATCCTCTACCTACAATAGAACCTGAGCCATGTGTTTTTAATTGAGGATCTTTTGTTTCTAAGTCGATAGAAATTTCTTTACGGTCTCTTAAGTCTGGAAAATTAGTTGGCGGAAGCCATTCTGTTTGTGGTGCGAAAAGTGGTGTATCAGTCATAATCTCTTTCTATGATCATATCAATCATGTGTTTTGCTTTTAATAAATCTTGCTTTCCTCCCTTATCCTGGTGTCTCACGACGTATTTAATAACACAACCTTCCGGATATAGCAACTTGTTCTCAGTTACAAACCTACTCGGTTGCAATTTATACTTTCTGTAGTGATTCCCACCGATCTGCTTTTTCCATACACTCATTATTTACCTCTTAGTTTGTTCCAAAAATTGTTATGCTTCATTCCTTTATATTCACCAAAAGTGAAGTCAGGTTGATAAAGAAATAAATTGTGTTTTGTTCTGGTAACTCCTACGTAAAAAATTCTCATCTCGTCGTCTCTATGCTTTCCTCCCATACAATAAGAGTTATAGGGTTTATAAGTCCAGTCGCAATTTAAAATTGTATTTGCTGACTCTAACCCTTTGGCTCCGTGTATAGTGGATAAGAGAATACGTTTAGATTTTTTATGATTTCCTTTCTCAATTACTTTTTTTAAATATTCTATATAATTAACATAATAAGCTTTATCACGAGGTCTTAGATTTAAAATTTCAAACCATGGTTGATTAATGTCTGCGTCTAAATAAAATTTTTCTTTCAAATCTCCATACTTATATTGACCATCTTTAAGAATAATTGAATCCGTTTTAATTAAGGATGTTTTTTTTCTATCTCTTATAAATCCTGGTGGAATAATCTTATAAAATTCTCTAACATCTTTACCTAGAATTTTTTCCCCTTTCTGTAAATTTAACCAAATTTCAATAGCTTGAATCTGGTCCGGAGGAATATTAGGTGTAGTTCCTCGTTCAGCTCCATTAGCAAAACCATTTGATTCTTCTACTTTTTCCCAAGTTAAATGATGACTGGATAAAATTTGAGACCAGTTATATGTTTCCTGTGCATATTTCATATCTAAAATATTATTGGTTCTTGATAAAATTAACCAATGAATATCTACTTTAGGATCAGTTATCTTCATATCTAAATAGTTATTAGCTAGAACTTCTTTATTTCTAAATTCGTTAATTAAGCCAGAGTGCTCCATTTTGAATTCATTAACATTAGCTGGTTTATAATTTTTTTCTTGACGATTTTGTGGAGGAATAAGATGGATAGCAGCTTCTGCTAATTCCCAAATTTTTTTATTTAATCTTGGTGAATGTTCTAATACGGTTGATTTATCTGCTTCAAAGTTTAAAAATGTTTCAACTTCTCCACCTTTAAATCCATAGATAGCTTGATCATCATCACCAGCAATGTAAACATTCTTAGAAGAATCTATTAATTTTTTTATAACTAACCATTCTAGTCTATTACAATCTTGTGCTTCATCAATCATTAACACAATGTTTTCTGGAAATTTAATTTTGTCTGCTAGTCCTTTATACTTTACATCTTCCCAATCCATTTTAAGATGGTTCTTTTTATAATTCTCATAACTTTCAACCATATAAATTAAAGTCTTTCTTCCAACTTGAGGATAACGAAGTGTATCATAATACTTTAAAATATTTTCAATACCATCACCTATCATTATTCTTCCTTTTTTAAGAATATCCATTCCTCCATAGAACTGTCTTTTTCTTGTATCATCAATTTGACTTTCTTTTTCAACTCCATGAAATTCTCTGGAAAAATCGCTGCTATAACAAATATCTTTATCTTCTTTAATTTGATTCATTAAATAAGAATCAATGGTACGTACATTGGCTAGTAATTGTTTATCAGTAAATTTATTTTTTTCTCCAATTCTTGAGCGAATGTTTCTAGCAGCTACCTTAGTAAATGTAGTTGTTAAAGTTTGATCAAAAGGACAATTATTATCTAAGTGACTTTGCAATCTAGAAATTAGATTATAAGTTTTTCCAGTACCTGGGGCACCAAATATTTTTTCTATAAATTTCTCACGCATTAATAAGGTATTTCTGGTCCTTTCATCTCTTTCGCTGTTAAATCTTCTATGTCTTCAAAATACTCTTTTTTAATTAAAAAGCAACGCTTGTTATTTTTTCGAGCTTCTCCACCCATTTTATTTTTATCAAATACATTTTTTATAAAGGATGTTGTTTGATTAGATCCCATTTCCCATTCTTTTTGAGTTAATAAGAATGTCTTAAACCAATCTAAATGAAACCAAGCATGTCCTTCTCTATCTATGAATGGAGATTTATCTTGGTATGCTATTTCCCATTTACCCTGGTTATCTTCTTCTACTTTAACCATGTCTAAACACCATTTAGTTAAATACTTTCTTAGTTTTCCTTTGTTCGTAGTTTCAGGATCAGCTGGAATAATATTTACATTAGATTGTAATTTATTGAGAAGAGTTTCCCAATCACGTTGTTTTAATAATTGTGGAGTTCGTCCTGTTTGTTCTGTTGCTGCAATCTGCCAAAGTCTTTGAGTTGTTAATTCTCTGGAATTTAAGACAACAGTTTTACCACCATATGTTAAAAACCAAACCTTTGGATTCGAAACCATTACAGAAAGTTTTGTAATATTATTATCAGGAACATTTCCTTCACCAACACCAAATTTTTGCAGTCGACATTCTCTGGAACGACAAAAAGGTTTTAAAGGAGCTTTTTTACAACCAAAAAAATAATCATTCTTGGTTACAGATTTTTCTACATTTAAAACTTCCTGGGCTGTTAATGGACCCCCTTGTAATTCTGTGAAACAGTGTGTATTATAATCGCCTAATTTTTTACCCCAATCGTCTGGAAATCTTTTTTTCAAATAAATAGCTATTTCGGTCAAGGTATTGTTTCTATGTCCCTCAACAAATCCAAAAGTCGCCATTGTTCTTAAACAGATTGGACCATCTTTAAACCAATCATCTTCTAGTGGAATATTAAAATCATTTAATTGATCTTCTGTAAGTGAGTATTTTTCATATAAGTCAAAAAATTCTTTAAGCGTAGCTTCTGTTCCGTCATCTTTAATTGCACATCTCCACTTATTTTTATCAATTCCAGTGTGAAGATAATATGGAAGGTTTAACCAACTTCCAATTTCTCCTTCTTCCTCAATTTTTGGTTCTGTTTGAACTGGATAAATTCTATCTAGATTAGCTTGTCCTAAAGTTTGAGCAATTTCTGTAATCTTTTGTTGCATGACCTTTGCTGAAACCCAATCTTTTGTAAATATAAAAGCATGTGCTCCTTTGCTTTTAGATTTGCATAAGACTAATGGCAGTTTTCTATCTCTAAGTTTTTTATTAAGGGTTTTGAAGTCAATTGGATAGGTGTCAATATCAATACATCCCCATTTACATTTATGGTCTTCTCTTACTGGTGCAATCCCAATACTATCAACATCACACTGAAACTCTTCTCCATTTTGTTTAATGATTTTAGCTTTAAAAGGTTTACCAGTTAAATGATTACCCCAGATTTCATCAGTTAAAGCATCTCTTGAAGTATAACTTTTTCCTTGTTGTTTAGGACCTGTGGACTGTTTAAAGTGAAAGACACCAAACCCACCATTAAAACCTTCAAATATATTTCTAAATTTTTTTACTTCTTCTTTCATAATAGTTTAGCGAGGCGGCTTAAGTCTCCCGCTACCGCCTCTATTCTCCTAGCTAGGAAAAACTTAAAATGGTGTTGCCTGTTTTGGTGGCTCTTCTGATCCATGCTTAGCTTGGATTTCTCCCTTCCCAACTTTTGTTGAGAATAATCTAGCTTGATCGTAGATACCTTTATCACTAACAGGTCCAACTTTCGTCACATCCCAACCATACCATGTGCCTTTATCGTTGCTCATTTGTATAGTTTTTAAATTATAAATGTGGCTGTAAGTTGGCGGTGTAAACAGACCGTTCTTACCTTGAAGACGAATACCCATCATCATTGAATTCCATTTACGACTAATTTTTAATTGAGTCGCTTTCATAGAAATCAACGCTGTTGATGGTGCATTGCCTGATACAACAATCACAAAGTGACTGGCTGTATTTTCAAGATAGTTACCATTCGGTAGTCTATCTTTGTTTGACTTATCCCTCGTTGCTTGAGGAATATCGTCGCCGGCGTCATATATTTTCACCGGTGCGCCTGAACTCTCACCTCTGTCTTGCCACTCTATATACTGTCTTTTGTAAAAGACTGGCACTACATTAATACCTTTTTCCCCGTCATAGAGTTCGTTCGTAACAGTATTAATAATCATACCAGGTTCTGCCCCTTGTACGTATTTACTGTTCCGTTTATTTACTTCCGGAGAAAGTTGTCCCAAGACTTTCAGAAATGGTAGAGCAAGATCTTCTTGCCCAATATTCTGAGAGCCAGCAGCTGCATCCGCTTCAAATACATTTGAAGATAATGCGCCTGCATTTTCTTTTTTTGCTACTTGGTTCATTGTCCTTGGTTCCTTTTTATTATGGTTCTGTTTCCTACGAACACGTTAAAAATATCCGTTGGCACTTGTTTACCTGCCTCAATTCGCTCACGGACTAGAGCTTTCAGAGTCATGGGCTCAACCTTCAACTTCTGTGTCGGTTGAAACCCTTGACCCTTCGCAAGGTTAGCATATTCTGCCGCCTTGTTATCTTCCCCACGACCGAAGGAAACGGAGATCTCATTCTTTATAATATCTCCTAGGCCGTTTTGGCGAAGCCAACTATAGGCTTTCTCTCGGTTTGCGACCGAAATAGTTGCGCTATAATGCTGTCTAACATCTACTGAAGAACCATCAGCTAATTTTAATGATGATAATCCCATTTCACTTAATAGTGTTGGAATTAATTCTCCAGATATTTGTTCTAAATTCTTTTTCTTATTTTTGATTAGCTCTTCATCATTTTTAATTTCATCTTCGAGAGCTTTTAATTTTTTCACTTGAGTGGCAAGTGAATTTATATTTTTGGTTTGATCAATAACATCTGTTTGATCTTGTTCCATTTGTTGTTCTAACTCATTCATCTTTATTTCCTCTTTCATGTAGGTTTATATCAATAGGATAATATTTTCTTTCTTGTTTATCCCACTTAAGTAACTTGTACTTACCATTTGTTATATCAGAAACTATAGAACATGCAACACCTATTATTGCTGGATCACCAGTTAATAATAAATAATCTTCAGGAGTGTATTTTTTTAATTTATCTCTTAATCTAAATATTAAGGGTCCTGGCGAAAATATAATTTGTGACATTTCGGGTAGACAGAACACAAATTCGCCATACTTAGAAGCACCCATAATATTAATTTTAGGTGCACCATACCTTGTTCCAGAAATTTCCTGGATAACATAAACTTTACTTTCCATTTTCTTAGGTTTAACGTGTTTTTCCACAATTGGCAATACACCTAGCGCGGCTATGGTTTTTATGTAGTCCCTTCTCGTGGGTGACGTAGTTAAAGATTTTACTACTTTGTTGTAAGTTTTAATTTTCATCTTTCTTGACAGGCAATATAGGATAGTATAAAGTGCTTGTCAAGAAAGTAAAAAGATATAAAGGGGTGGTGGGATGGACAGAAAGAACATTTTAACTATGAACTATAAATTTAAAACGGATCCATATAAGCATCAGATGACTGCTTTAGAAAAGTCATGGAATAGAGAAACCTATGCATATTTTATGGAAATGGGTACAGGTAAGACCAAAGTTCTTATTGATAATGCAGCAATGCTTTATGATAAAGGAAAAATTGATGGCTTACTCATTATTGCACCTAAAGGGGTTATTGGAACTTGGTATAATCAAGAATTACCCGCACATTTACCTGATCACGTAGAGAATATTTCAGTTTTATGGAAATCTAATATTACTCAAAAACAAAAAACACAATTAAATCGCTTATTTGAAATAAGCCACGATCTTCATATTTTAATTATGAATGTTGAAGCTTTTAGTACATCCAAAGGTGTTGATTTTGCTCAAAAATTTTTATTATCACATAAAACCCTAATGGCTATTGATGAATCTACCACTATTAAAAATCCTAAAGCTCAAAGAACTAAAAATATTATTAAATTATCTAAGGTAGCCCAATATCGAAGAGTATTAACGGGCTCTCCAGTAACTAAAAATCCTCTTGATCTTTTTACACAATGTTATTTTTTAGATCCTTATCATTTAGATCATAGTTCCTATTATTCATTTAGAATGCGGTATGCTATTATGAAAACGGCCCATATTTCTGGTCGTTCTATACAATTAGTGACTGGTTTTAAAAATTTACCGGAACTCTCTGAAAAATTAAAACCTTTTTCTTATCGTGTCTTAAAAGAAGACTGCCTGGATCTTCCAGCTAAAATATACATGAAAAGAAATATTGAATTAACCAGTGAACAGAGAAAATTATACGAGCAAATGCGTAAAGAAGCTTTAGCTACATTAAATAATAAAACAGTTACAACAATGACCGCACTCACTCAATTAATGAGACTTCATCAGATTACATGTGGACATTTTACGGCTGATGATAAGTCAATACAAACTATTAAGAATAATCGTTTAACTGAATTATTAGATGTATTAGACGAAATTGAAGGTAAAGCCATTATTTGGGCACATTACCAATATGATGTTCAGACGATTGTAGCGGCGCTGGAGAAAAAATATGGTCCGGGGTCCGTGGTTGACTATTATGGGCTCACGCCCCAAGACCAACGGCAAGAGAATAAAGACAATTTTCAAAATAATAAGAAATGTAGATTTTTCGTGGGAACGCCGCAAACCGGAGGATATGGACTAACCCTTACGGCAGCCAATACGGTGATTTATTATTCTAACGGCTATGACTTGGAAAAACGCTTACAGTCCGAGGACCGTGCTCACCGAATCGGGCAGAAAAAGTCTGTAACCTACA